TTCTTCCCAGCAACGACTATTGATTTCATCACCAGGTTTTGGAAAGTAATCATCTGGAAAGACCTGTCCTTCACGTTCAGCATGACTAGGTCTTACCCTATCATCAAGCATTGTACGCCAAATAAACGACATCTTATTTATCCTTTAAATGGATCATTTGTTGGACTAACAACAAATAAGTTTGCTTCCCAGTACATTATACAATTATTAAAAAATCTAGGAAGTATTTGTTCTACTTCATAATCTTTGTCTTCTAATCTTATAGTATATATGGTTTTCTTTTTATATCCACCATTATTAATTATATATCTTCTATCAAGAAAACAATCAGCTTTAAAGAATATCTTTCTAGAGTCTCTACCGATGTATTCTTCGAATTCAGCATTTCCTCTAGCAACTGTAGGAGCTGTCGAGCTACCTGGATCAATTAAAGCTATAATATCCCATGTAGTTGGTGATTTGAATCCACCTTTTCCATCAATTAAACTTTTTTCAATTGGTTCATATTTACTAATACTAACCTGAGTTCCAATTTTATCAAAATCAGACATATATAGCTTAGTTTTATCATTTATATAGCCAGATGCATAATAATCAAAAAGATTTTTTGTAAATGCATTACCTTCAAAATCAGTAACATATGCTGTATTAGATAATTTTTCTTGAAATACTGTTGATGATACACTATCTCGTCCATATGCATCGTTTTGATTTCCCATCTGATATGCCATATGAATAGTTGATTTATCTCCAAAATTAGGAATTGTTTCATCTGTATATTTAAAAAACTTCGATCCTATTATATTTCCATTTGCAGAATTTACTTTTCTCCAAGGAATATTAGACACTGGAGTTGTTCCATATCCATAATAAATACCTGATATAGTCCCATCAGTTGGAGATATTTCTTTAACAAATAAATCAGTATTTCCAGTTATATTATTTGTATAACAATTTGATATTAAAAATGTATCTTCATATCCACCAATTATACTTGATCTATTTGAATATTTACTAGTTGGAATATCATAAACACTGCTGTATCCAGAAGGTGGAATTAATCCAATTGTTGTCCAAGTAGAACCATTATCTGTAGATATTGAATAGAACCCTGAAGCAGTTGAACCACTATCTGTAGAATATATAGTACATAAAGTTCCACTACCACTTATTTCTATTCCTATATCTCTAAAATTATTTCCATTAGTAATTAGTACTTTAGTTCCAAATGAACCATTACCATTTCCTATTTTTTTAGTAAATGGTAGATATATTATACTACTGCTCGATTGAGCTACAGTGTGAACTTTATCTTCATAACTTTTTATTGCAATATTTCCTAATACTGGACTAATGATATTATAAACATTATAATCTTGTAAACAGTGCTCTATAGCTGAAGTTGTGTCATATCCAGCCATAATAAGTCTTCCAGTAGTTGTATTTATATATGCACCATAAACCATTTTAGTATTTCCATCAAATACCATAAAATTACCAGATGGTTTATCTAAATAGGTTGAACTGTATTTTAATTGACTATGAGCGTATGGAGATGTATCATCTATCTCTTCACCTGGTCTATCTCTTGCAATTTGAATATAACCATATCCAACATGTACCACTGCTACAAAATCAGTTTCCTTATCATAAAATACTTCATAGTTTGGACCTTCAGCATTAGTATTTGTTCTTGGAGTTATATAGTATTCACCACGTTTTCTCCATGTATAACCATCATCATCTGAAATTTTAACCAAACAAGTTTCAAAATTATACATAGGAGATGCAACTAATTGTCCATCTCTATCAATTTTAAAATTATTATTTACACTATTTGCATTATTTGGTGTTACAGCTCTAGATGAAGTTGTTTTATGTAAAATTGCAGTATCAAATACTCTAGGTGTTAATGACATAGTTAATCTTCCTTATATATTCATACCATATTTGCGTAATGCATTTACAGTGTTTTGAAATCTTTTATTATATGTTTCTCTTAATAATGGATTATAATAATTTAAAGTTATTTTTTTAGAATCAGAATTAGGATCAAATAGAGTTCCATCCGCTTTTAGTTCGAGTCCTCCAAGATCAGGGCCGAGGGAGTAAAGTGCCGCAACCTCTGTCGGTGATTTAGCAGTTTTAAACAACGAAAATAACTTTATTTCACCATTTAGTGTCTGAGTTAAGCCATCTCTGCCGCCTATTGATAAGTTAAATGCAGATAAATCAGGCATTGCAGTAAGCGCAGTATTAATAAAGGTTACACTGCGTTGTATCCCGTTTATGTAAATTTTTAATTTTAATTCTGGTGTTGATTGCTCCATATCATACACAACTGTCAAGTTAAACCAAGTACCAGCACTCATTTCGGTCGGTATGTCTAAACTTGCAGTTAGGCGAGTTGACGAATTCAAGTAAGTGTCGACATTCAACTGATTACCATATCGAATATAAGCCCGAATATTTGTTGTAGCTCCGTAAAAATAGAATGTCCCATAATTATTAGCACCGTTTAATTTAGCAAACGTTGACAACGTTAATGTGTTTGAATTTACTTTTGGGTCAGTTTGCACAAAATCGTTAACATTGTCAAATTTGTATGATTGTGAAACAGCGTCCCACCCGTATCCAGATTCCATATTTACGAGTAACCCAGTCATCCCGTTGGACGGATAATCAGGTCCTTTAGCGAGTACGATCGACCCACTATTCTGTGACGGTGTCCCGTCAGGTTGCTTAAACAAACTAAATACATGACCTGTATCGTCAAAATTTCCTATCATATTTCAACCTCATTTTTTACAGCAATCATTTGCTCGTGTGTTAACAGATCAACGTTTTTCAGCCGATTTGGGTTGTCTATCAACCATTGTCGCATTGGCTGACAAATTTTTTTTGCTATGTATACTGATATCTCTAATATCCATGCCGTTTCCTCATCAATAGTAATGGATATAGGTTTAATAGTGTGTTTGACTTTTACAGTCTGTCCATTAGTAATGTCTTGCTCCAAAACGTTACCCATTACATAGTCAATATAATTTTTAGCCCAACTGAGCGGACGCATGGCATTTTCCATGCCTGTTTTTGCGGCCTGTAATGTAGATGTAAATATTGTCAGATACATGCTATCGTCTGGTATATAATCAACGGGTATATTCATAATCATTTAACCTGTTTATCTTTAATTGCAACTAATCCACGATCAATCCAGCCAATACCCCATATTACTGCACCGACTGCTTCTATTGCTTTTAGAATAGCATCGCTTTCTTCATTACTTACACCAAACATTTGTAACAAAACTGGAACCATAACTATTATTGCTCCAGCATGTCTTTTATATCCTCTTATAGACTCCCAAAATTTATTCATGTTAATCCTTTTAAATTAAGGAAAGGTGGGAATTAAATCCCACCATTAATTTAAATCTTGTCTATGATACTAACACCATAGGCTTTATTTACTACAGCCTGATGAGCAGATCTCCATGCCATTACATCGAAAGCTCTGGCAACAACATTATCAAAAACGTCGATACCAATATCTTTCATATATCCAAATGCAATAGCCTGTTTGCTGAACATACAGTTATAGTAATTAGTTTCATCATAAGGAACTGCAGTGCTAATGAAAGTAGGAATACCATAAGGAGCACCTACATAGCCATTCAGAGATGGGAAACCATCGCCAAATCCATTAACTATCTGAGCACCAACAGAATCAAAAACATTTGCCTGTCCGAATTCAGCAGTTAATTTTCCCCAAGAAACTGGATGAAAAACTGCAAAATAAGGCTTCGGAGCATTAGCAGCTTCAAGTGTTGAAATAGCAGATCTAAAACCACTTGCAGTAATATCAGCACCAGAAGTACCAACTGAACTGTTGAAACAACCAGATCCCATTACTTTAAGAATTTCAGTATCTTCACCATAAGCAAGTGAACGACCTAACTGATCACCATAAGGAGCAAGATCAGAAAACGGATCAGCATGTAAAGCTCTTTTAGAGATCTGTACATAGATACCACGTTCAACTGGAGTAAGAGTAACACCATCAGTGTTCCAAGTAGTTGATTGTGGAGCAACACCTTCTGTTAAAGAAGTTTCATATACTCCACTAAAAGATGGAACAACGATACTACCAGCACCCATCGGTACTTCGTAAACAGAAACTATATTGCGCATAACTCTAGCGCCATAAGCAGCAGAGACAGCATCTTGTGAAACTATTTGACCTACTAAGTCATTAAGAGTAGTACTATTAGAAATAGCCATAATTAATTACCTTTTATTTAATGTAGAGAGGAGTCTTAGCTGATTGTGCTAGTAAACCTCTATAAAGATCTCTTAATTTACTTCTAGCAATTGGATCTTTTTTAATAGCGTCTAATTCACTAACTGCAGTATTTTCAATATTACTATTTGCAGTATTTGGACGCATTGGTTTTTTTGTCGGTTTCGGAAAAAAGCTATCATCAGATGTTGATTGTAAATGTGGATAATCCTTCAAGAATTTATCAACAGCTTGTTCAGGAGACTGACCTTCTTCAACTTTAACCCAAGTAGGATCAGCTTTTACACCACGTTTCTCTAGTTCTTTTCCTATAGTATTTGCGATATAATCAGCTTTTACTTTTGTTTCAAGTTCAGTATATTTAGTCTCAAGTTCGCGTAACTTTGTTCTCCATGAAGCAGCTTCATCTCTCAAGCTTTTCACATATTCACTAGAGTAAGCACCCCGTGAACTGTTTGGTTCCTGACTACCAGAGTCAGTTGAATTGTTATTGATTGGGTCCGACATCAAGTCTCTCCTCAATTTGTTTATTAAACTCCAGATTATTTAACACTAGAGTTTTAGCACCTTCTTCGTCAAGATTCTGGTGCAATTTTAATATTTCGTCTATAGGCGTTCTAATTCCTAATTTTATATCTTCACTAAGATTATCTCTTTCTGAATCAACAGGTAAGAGATTGTCTTTTGGATAGTTTACTTTTACATCAACTATATTGTCCATTCCAAGAACATCTAAAATCATATTAGCTAGTTGAAGTTCATATTGTTGATATCTATTTGCTTTTTCATTAAAGACACTTGCTAAAGGTGCCCATCTAATCATTAATTCAACTCCAGAAGTTGTTCCTTGAATGTCACCAACTATTGATATTTTTGGAACACTTGATGTTTGGTACATCTTTTCTTCAATATATTGAATTACAGAAAGTGCATCATTTACTTTTGGATCAAGTCCAAGAACAGTTGCACCAGCACCAACTGGTAAACTAATTGCTGATCCAGGATGTACAGATACTGATTCTCCATTTGAAAATCCTGTAAGTACAATTGGAGTAGCTGATTACATTTTTACCATGTATCCAAGATGTGTTAATTGCTGATTATAATAACCATTTAATTGTCTGAGGTTTGTAGTTGGAGAATGTCCAAGATATTGTGATATTACTTCCTGTGATTTAAATGGTACAAATAGTATGAATCCTAATTCATTTGGTGAAGGAGTTTCATATTGTATTCCATCTCTTAATTTATAAACGTAGTTATTAGTCCAAACTTCTGAGTCAATAGATCTTTTTACGTCAACATTTTTTCCATTCTCACGAACTACATCAACAACAGATATAATTTGTAATGCCTCTAAAGTTTTATAATCAGACAATGTGATTGCTGAAAAATTAGAAGCATCAAAAGGCATCAGTGTAATTTCTCCATATTCATCAAGTCCGACAAATACTAGACATGTTCCAGTGAGTTCAGATGCAAGATCAACCTGTTGTAGAATAGTATCAATTTTTAATTTATAGTAAATATCTTCAAGTGCTTTTACTGAAGATGCAGGACCATCGAATTCTCTAACTAAAGTTCTATTGTATAAAAGTGAAGAACGTTTAGTTACAATAGGATTTACTAGGTTGACAGTAATTGGATCAACATCTTCATTAACTAGTGAAACATATTGTTCCTGTCTACCATAGTAGAAATCTTTATTTTTAAGTGCTCCCTCTCTGCGTTTCCGTTCATCATCAGAGAAAGAATGAAGATTAGTTCTCATTATAAGAGAGGTAGGAGTTGTATCTTGTATCATGTTTTTTCCTCATTGTGTTCATTACACAGAAATGGTGGTTGATTCACTGGTGTAGTTGAAATAAATGGACGATTACACTTAGCACACCTTTTTAAAATACTATGATTAGTATTACTAGTATACGTCCGTTGATCAGGAGTTGATGCAACATATTTTGATTGATCAAATCTATTTACAAAGAAATATCTAACAGCATCCATTAAGTGATCATGAACACCATCTTTCAATGCTTCTTCTTTTATTATTCCATCACGTGAAATGTCATATTGATATCCATTAAAACATCTAATTGTTTCTTGACAGTTTCTAGTAACTCTAAATCTTCTGACTCCATTTGAATTTCTAACAAAGGATCTAACTAGTGAAATACCATAAATAATAGTTGAACCTTTATTTATAACAGAGAATCCTTTTGATCTCATCAAATCAACTGGAGATAGTCCAGCCATTAGATCTTGTGCATTTCCAGCAGGATCAGTGTAGCAATATTTAAGATCTCTTTTACTAAGATTATAACTTATTAATTTTGCTTCAATTAGAGAAATTATATCATCCATTTGTGTATGTGTTAAATATAACTCATCAAATTGTATGACATTCTGTGTCATGTTGTTGACAGCCATGAATACTATTGCTGTCCTTGATGCAAAACCAAAGTCCATTCCAATGTAGATATCATATTCTTTAGAATTAGGTTGAATTGGTTCTATTATATTTTCACCATTGAAATCATCATAGACTCTACCAGCTTTAGTAACAAACTCTGCAAGATATTCTTGTTGATAGTCAATCTCAGAGATTTGACTACGAACATCAGACAATTCTTCTTTAGTGATCATTGGATTGATTCTAGTTGGCCAATGGTATTTCTTCCATCCATCAGCAGAATCAAATATATCTTTAAACCAGTTGTGACCATTTGGAGTAGAAATTAGAATTGCTCTTCCTTGTTTGTCAGATAGAGCAGGTCTAAGTATTCTAGTCCAAGCTGATTTCTTGCAGAATGCAGCTTCATCCATGATGACTAAAGTGAGTCCTCTTCCTCTTAAACTATCTGGATTGTCAGAACCTTTGAAGTATAGTTTGGATCCATTAGTGAAAGTTATTTTAAGTTGAGTACTATGAATATAAGAAATAGCTGGTTGAAGAACATCAACATATTGAATGAATTCATCAAAGCCAACTTCTTTAGCTAAATGATAGTTTGGAGCAACCCAGAAACATAATCTATTTGGAGATTCTAAACAATGTTTAATTGCTTCCTGTAAACAACTAGCTGTCTTACCAACTCTTCTACCACCAGCAATCACTTTGAATCTTGATTCATCTTTATGAAATTCAAGTTGATATTCGAAAGGTGAATATGGAATGATTATATTGTTAGATACAGGTACTGGTTTTCTTAGATTCATTCTTTTATATCCCAGGTGAAGGTGATAGTTTTTCCACTTAGATCAACAGCTTGTTTTTCTAAATTGTCTAAATGATCTAATAAAATCTTTGTGTGTTGTGCAGATCCCTTAATAGCATTCTTTGAAGCTGATCTGTAAATAGCTGGTAATTCTAGCTTTAGTAATTCTCTTGCTTTATTAACTATTGCATTTAAAAATGCAGAGTTATTTTTCCATCTACTAATAGTGGAAACACTGACTTTTATTTCTTCAGCAGTTTCAGTATTATTATAACCTTGTGCAAGTAAATCAATTGCTAATAATTGTTTTTCGTCAAAATTATCACCTATAAGTGTACCCATATTGATACCTCCTTGTAA